GGAATAAGAATGAGTGAAGAACTACAAGCAGTTCAAACAGAAGTTGTACCTAATAAACCAGTTGTCGAAACTCCAGAATCTACTCCGCAAGTAGACCCAATTGAAGCAGAGGCCCGAGCACAAGGATGGGTTCCAAAAGAGGAGTACACAGGGGACCCTGAAAAATGGAGGGGTCCAAAGGAGTTTGTAGAACGTGGTGAGTTGTTTGGTAAGATTGATCACATGGGCAAGGAACTTAAGGAAACCCGCAAGGCACTTAAGATGCTTCAAGATCATCACACCAAGGTTCGTGAGACTGAGTATAACCGTGCATTGACTGAATTGAAGGCGCTTCAAAAGAAGCATCTAGAAGAAGGCAATTCAGATGGTTATCTCGAAACTACTGAACTCCTAACAGACCTCAAAGCTGAACAAAAAGCACGTGAGGTTGTACAACAGAATGTTCCTAATCAACCCGATCCGCGATTCATTAACTGGGTGTCTGCGAATAAGTGGTATGAAAAGGATGCTGAAATGCGTAAATATGCTGACACTTTGGGAGCCGGTTATGCTGCAAGCAACCCCGGTATTGATCCTGAAGAAGTTCTTCAATATGTTACCAAGGAAGTGCGAACTCGATTTGCTACTAAGTTCGTAAATCCAAATAGAGAGAAACCTTCTACAGTTGAGGGGGCCAGTACAGGGGCAGCTAACAAGAGTTCTTTTGAACTTACTGATGATGAGCGTAAGGTAATGAATACATTCGTTCGTGCAGGTGTTATGTCCAAAGAAGATTATATTGCACAAGTTAAGCAAATGAGAGGTGTCAAATAATGAGTCGAGTTACTAAAGAACGCGTAGCGCGTAAATCGTTGAATCAGCGTGGACCACAATCCATTGCTGGGGATAAAGACCCCAACTATGTCTATCGTTTCGTTAATGACACTGGTAGTCGTATTGCTAATTTCCAAGCGGCTGGTTATGAGTTTGTTCAAGACTCTGATCTGGTTGTTGGAGATTCTCGTGTGTTTGATCCTTCTGATATTGGTTCCGGTAAACGGGTTACTAGTAATGATGGTACTGTTTCTTACCTAATGCGTACTAAGAAAGAATACTATGAAGAAGATCAAGCTGCAAAGGCTGCTCAAATTAATGAAACTGAGCAGGCAATGAAACAAGAAGCTTCTCAAGGTATGTACGGTAAATTAAACATTACCTAATGCTCTGAGGTTAGCTTCTATTAACCTCAAAGGAAAATATAAGTATGGCAAATACTTCCAAAATTAACGGCTTTCGTCCCGTTAAACATGTTACTGGTGCCCCATATAACGGCCAAGCTAACATTTATGGTGTCGCCTCTGGTGACTCCACTGCACTTTTCGTAGGCGACGTTGTTAAACTCGCTGCTGACGGTAATGCTGCTGGTATTCAATATGTAACTGCACATGCTGCTGGTGTTGCTGGTACTGGTCAACCCGCTCTAGGTGTTGTGGTTGGTATTATCAATACCAAGCTCGATCCAGTTGAGGGCCGCATGTCTGCTGGTACTATCTCTCTTGATACTCCTGTATATCGTCCCGGTTCTGTTGAACAGTATGTTCTTGTAGCTGATGCTCCTGATCTAATTTATGAAGTTGAAGCAACCGCTGCTGGTTCTGCTTATTCCTTCGCTGTTGCAGATATTGGTCAAAATGCAAACATCTTTGCTGGCTCAGGTTCTACCTCCACAGGTAACTCTGCCCATTCACTCAATATGTCTGACAAGGGTACTGCTGCAACTCTACCTTTCAAGATCGTTGGTGTTAGCAAGAAGATTGATAACGAAGTAACTGGCAACTATACTAAAGTTCTAGTTCAAATCAACAACCATCAGTACAAGTCTGTCGGTACTGTAGGCGTTTAATAGAAAGGTATAGAAAATGTCAGGTATTATTACTAGTTCCAGTTTTGCAAAACTACTCTGGCCCGGTCTCAATTCCATTTATGGTAAAGAGTACGCGGACTACCCAGTTGAATGGGATAAGCTCTTCGAGAAGAATTCATCTGATCGTGCTTATGAAGAAGACCTCGGTCTAAGTTCTTTTGGCCTAGCGGCTGTTAAGAATGAAGGCGCTCCAATCCAATATGATACTGAGCGTCAAGGCTTCACCTCACGATACAACCATGTTGTGTATGCTCTTGGTTTTATCGTTACTCGTGAAATCTTTGAAGATGATCAGTATGGTAAGGTTGGTGCACAAAAGGCTAAGGCTCTTGCCCGCTCAATGCGTCAAACCAAGGAAATTGTTGGTGCGAACATTTACAATCGCGCATTCGATTCTGCCTACAAGGGTGGTGATGGTGTTGAACTAATCTCCGCTTCTCATCCAAACGTTGCCGGTGGTACTTTCTCTAACAAGATTGCTACTGCTGCTGACCTTTCAGAAGCTGCTCTTGAGCAGGCTGTTATTGATATTGCAGGTTTCCGTGATGATCGTGGTCTTCTGATCGCTGCTCGTCCACAACAACTTGTTATTCCTTATCAACAGACTTTTGAAGTCAAGCGTATTCTTGGCGCTGATGGTCGTGTTGGTACTGATCTAAATGATCCGAACGTTCTCAAGGACATGGGTCTATTTAGCAATGTTACCATCAATCACTATCTAACCGATGCTGATGCTTGGTTCATTCGTACCAACGTTAAGGATGGTATCAAGTACTTCGAGCGTCGTGGTGATGCTTTCGAAATGGATAACGACTTCGACACCGAGAACGCAAAGTTCAAGGCCACCGCTCGTTACTCCTTCGGTTGGTCCGATCCACGTTCCATCTATGGTAGTGCTGGTGCATAATGGCAGCTAATTTCGTCGGTCCTGCCGGCGTAACTGTTACCACTCCTGCGGCAAGGGACCCACTTGTAAAGGTGGGTATCCTTGAAGTAGCAGACGGTTCTACAGGTTTCGCCGCTTTCGTCTTGCCTAAGTATGCTGTGCCTATTGGTGTATATACCATTAGTGCAGGTGCAAATACTACTCAGACTATCAACGTTGGTTATACCAATGGTGGTGTTGAACTACTGAGTGCCTTTGCTCCTAACTCTACTGGTTATGCAGTATCTGGTGCTGCTACTGGTGCCGGTGTTGGTGTTCAACTAACTGCGGATAAGACTGTTTATCTAAAGGCTAGTGCAACTCTAACGAATCCAGTTATTGTTAAAGTGGAATATTACATTCCTCCACAGGGTCTAACTCTGTAACACCCTAGAGGGAGTAAGTTGTTTAACCGCAATTTACTCCCTTTCTTTTTATAAGGATTTATATGCGCCCACAGATTTTTAGTATTACTGGTACAGGACAAACGGCGTGGATTCCTCTAGACTATAAACAAAGTCCCTTTAATGTTGGCTTTGGTGTTGTAGTTAACGGGACAGTTACCTACGACATTGAACACACTTTTGATGATGTGTTCGATCCAGCAGTTACTCCAACTGCATTCAAGCATTCAGTGCTAACTGCACAAACTACAAATAAGGATGGTAACTATATTGTTCCCATTCGTGCAATTCGTATTAACAATACTGCCGGTACTGGTAGTACTACTGTTACCCTACTACAAGGTGTACGTTAATGAATATCCAATCTATTTCTGAGTTTCTGGACCTTGTTAAAAATCCAGACAAGTATGCTAAGTTTCTAGAAGAGATCAAAGCTGAACAAGGTCGTCTGAATGCAGTTATTGAAACTGTTGGTAAGGCGTCTGAGCTTGATCAACTTCGCAAGCAACTAGATAAAGAACGTGCACTCTTTCAACAAAAAGTCGAACAATCTGATGCACAACGCCAAGAAGACGTGGCTGCTGAAGTGGCTGCTTTAGTTGCTAAGAAGGCTAATGCCGATCAATTGTTTGATAAGGCTACTGCTAAACTTCAAGAAGCTGAGTCTAAGTTAATTCAGGCAGAAGCAATTTCTCAATCCTTTGCTTCACGTGAGAAAGAACTTCGTAAGAAGGAAGATGCTCTTACTGAAGAAAAGGTTCAACTAGGCGCAATGATTACTGAGTATAACGAAAAACTCAACAAACTACGTTCTGTGATGGCTTGATATGGGCGTATCATTAGAGCAGACTACTGATAGAAATCTAGCTCTAAAATATGTAGAAGCTAGTTCTACAATTGCATATGTCGGACTAGCGTCTATTGGCTCACCTTCTTCTGCACCAGTGTGGCAAATCAAGCAACTTGATTATACTACTGGAGTTGATATTAAATGGGCAGATGGAAATCAAAACTTCGACAATGTTTGGGATAACCGAGCATCACTTACATATTTATAAGGATATAGAATGCCTACAGCTTCTTATACAAAAATCACTGCTGCTAATGAAGACCTTGCAGAAAGTATTAACTGTGGTACTGACCAATGGGCAATTGCCCTAACTAATACTGTACCGGGTAGTAAGGTCTTTACTGCTGGTACTACAGACCTTGCAACCTCTGGTGGTTATACAGCAGGTG